TGGGAATACATTTACTGATTTAGTCTTAATCTAAAAAATAATGATTATCACTTGACTACTACAATCGAAACGAAGTTAGAAATACTTGTCCTAGGTCGATTGCCTAGGGAATATTATGTGGTAGCTTTCCACATTAAATTAAAGCCACGATTATGAATTATCGTTAAAAATTCACGTTTTGTCAGAAACGACCAGAAACTGAACGTCTAGTCGACGCAAATTTCGAACCTTCCGAGCTGCAAGAAGTAAAAATGAAAAGCTAAAAAGAGGTTTTTGCCAATTGTAACCTAAATAAAATACAATTCTATGGGGAATAAGGCGCCCCCCCCGCGAGGGAATGCAGAGGCATTTGCATTAACTCGGTCTTCATTTGCCATGATATGTGTTATTTTGATGTGCGCGATTTGGATAGCGCTGAGGCTCATTACCTCGCATTCATTTATATTGCATCAATACATAGCATTTTTTGTTGAATCCAAGTGGATTCATATCACATCTTAAAACTATTTATAGTGAGTAAAGTTGTGGCATACCAGTTGAGCTTTCCAATTTCGTTTTTAAAACGATTTGGAAGCTCTTTGGTATGGAAGATTAGGGACTTACAAACATGATGAACTTTGTTTTGAGTATCCTGATTTCCATGCTAAAGAACTTCCTTTATTATTTTTTGACCGGCATTTTGCCGAAGCCTCCTAGATGTGTGAGGGAAAGTGTCATTCACCAATTAATTGTTCAATCAGGTGAAATGGCCCGATCTAAGTATGAGCGTAGACTTAGTAGGAAAAAGACCGAGTTTCAACGGTCGTTGCGGGGAGCGCAACAAAAGAAGAAACAGATGCCAAAAAAACAGGCTACCAATTCTAATATTGATTTGGCAATTTCTACTATTCAGAACAAGATAGAGAAATTGAAATTTCAATCCGGAGAAGCCACTTTGGACGGTTGTACAGGACCTTTTGATTTACCAGAAATGCCGGATAATTTATATGGTATAGATGACGAACCTTTACCGCAATATTGGTGGGGTAT